CGGGCTCTGAGAGCCTAGCAAGTGCTCTCTCAGCCACGGCCGGGCTAGGGGGTAGTGGTGTGGCTACCCCGGGCTGCGAGCGCCTGGCGTCGGTTCTACGGGCCTCTGCGAAGTCCATTCCCGTGACAACCTCGAAGTCATCGAGGTGGGTAGCGAACTCCTGGAGACTCACGTCGTTGCCGGTTTCGGCATTGAATTTGCGCCGCAGCGCATCAACGAGCTTAGGGGTGGGAACGTTGTCGTATTGCGGGAATTTCTCTCGAAAAGCCTGGACGCTTGCCATCAGAAGCCCTCGAGAAACTCTCCGATGCCGGCCGGGTCATCCCCGGGCCGCACCCTGCGCGAGCTCGGTGACTCCTCTCCCTCGATGATCCCAAACTCCTCGGCCGCAAGCCTTGCTGCGGTGCGGTGCCCGACTTCCGGGCGATCACGAAAGATCTCCTCGGCCCGTGCTGCAATCTGTAATGCTTGGCGCCGCTCTTGCACGGTGTCGAGCTGGAAAGTGAGCGCGCCAGTTGCATCATCCCGTGAAAACCGGGTGTTAAATATTCCCGCAACAGCGTTCGCAATCGCGTTTGAGTCAGCACTCTTGAGCTCGCGGCCACCATCGGCGCCACCACCCGCCCCGGATCCTTTTGTCGGCCTGGGCGTCTTCACGGCGCCCACATTCTCACTGCCCAGCACTCTGCCGGTCCGTGGGTCGGTGCGAACGGCTAGCGTTTGCGTCGAGCCTGGTGTGCCACCGCCACCGGTCAGAAAGCTCACATCCGGCCGGTTGGCAATCGCTTGTGCGTCGCGCCGCTTGATTGCCTCCGTTGCGTTGATAGTGAGCGCGGTCATGACGTCACCGAACTGTGATAGCGTCTCCGGGTCCGCATCGGCCGCCGGTAAACCGTCTTCGGTAAGGTGTGGGTTTCGGCGCAATACAGCGGTGCGCAGAACTGACCACTTGCTCGGGTCTGCCTGCACTGCGATACCGGCACGCGCGAGGTCCTCGTAAGTATCATCGAGCTGCTCACGAGACACGCTCAACGCCTTGGCTTGTGCGTCCATGAATGCCTCCGCCTTGGCAGGGTCGATCACAAGCATTTGCCTGGCTGCTTGCTGGTCCCCACCCAAAGCGCGCTCACGCAAGCCCGCCAACTGTGTGGCCTGATTGCGTGCGGTCGTGGCGGCCTGTTGCTGAGCATCGAACTGCTGGCGTCTCAGCGCACGGGTTTCTCGAGACGCATTGATCGCCTCGGCCTGTCCAAGCGCACGGCCGACGTTTGGAAATTGGACGTTGAACTCAGGCATCAGATTCCTCCAGAAGGAATACCGGGATTGATTGGAACTCCTGCGCCACTCGGCCTAAGAGCGTTCAATAGGATTTGATTGTTGATGCCGCTCGAGATCGCGCCGGTCAGTGCATTGGTTGCGTTGATTGTGCCGCCCGCTCTCGCGTTAGCTGCGTTCAGGATTCCACCGGCCGCGGCGTTTCCTGCGCCAATCGCCGTGTTGGCTGCCCCCTGGCCAAACTGGGCCGCAGCCGCATTGCCTTGGGCTATCGATGACTCGCCGATACCGGCAAGACGCGCGAGACGGTTAAAGCGGTTCCCCTGCCCCACCTGGAAGCGGTTAAATGCGTTACCAAATTCCTGGCTTGCCAGGCCTTGATTGAACCGCAGCGCCCCCTTGATGGCACGCCCAGAGTCCTCAATCGGACCAAGCGAGCGCTCGATGGCCTGCTCGCCCTGCTCGCGCCTGAACTCAAAACCTGGGTCGGCCTCAAAATCGGCCATCGTGAACGGCCGGGTGAGCTCCCCCCTGGCTGCAAATAACTCTTTGAGCGCGGCGGTTCCGATTGCGCGGCTCGGAGCCAAATCCTTGCGAATGAGGTTGAACGTCTGGCGCTGGAAGTTTAGCGACCGGATAGATGCCCGATCCTGAACGCGGCTCGCGGACCTCGCGCCTTTTTCCTGGGCATCGGCCGCGGACTTCGCGCCAAACAGCCCAATAACACCGCTTGCAATCGATCCAATCAATCCCAGTGACATAACCTAGTACCTCAGCACGCTAACACGATAAGTGGCCGACACCGGGTTGATGGGCGCCCCCGTAGGGTTGACGAGGCGAACCGTAACAACCCCCGCAGCCGACACGAAGCCCGTGACACTCAGATTAGCTTCTAATCCGCCAGGCGGCCCAACTACCACCGGGTCGTTAACCTCTGCTCTCGCAACCGAGATTGTGAGCTCTGCATCCGCGCCGGCTGAGATTGACGGAAAATCGAGCGTAGCTGTGGCCGAGTTAATGCCTAGAAGCTGGATGAGCGATTGCCAGCTCTGTGTGACCTTATCGAACCAGTGAACCCAAGAGCCGTCACCAAGCCCAACCCTCAGAGGTGGTACGGCAAGATCGTCAACGCGCTCAGTGGTCACGCTGCTTGCCCTCTGGCGGCCGTCGAGCGGGCCACCTCGAGATTCATGCCGATCACAACACGCTTAACAGGGTCCGACACCGACAACTGATAAACGCGGTCACGCGAGCGGCCAAGCCGGGGCCATCTGGCACGGCGCCGGTATTCACCAATCTTGCCCATCGCGCGCCAGATCTCAGCGCTCCACGTGAAACCTCCGTCGTTTGAGAACCGCAGCATCGCTTGAGGGTCGGAGCCCTGACCGCTGTCGAGCCCCACTCCGCCCTCGAAATCGAGCTCGAGCGATACGTGCGACAGCCGCTCTCCTGAGTCGTGGATATGCTGCCCGATGATGAGTCCGCGGATAATTGCCCCGTTGTCGGTAAACTCATCGGCCCTGATCTTGTAAAGTTTGCCGGTGGAATGGTCGCTGACGATATTTTCACCAAAGGCCGATTGATGCAGGTTCGATAGATGCCGCTCGCCCGCAGTACCGCTCGAGCGCTCGTGCCACTCTTTCGAGCTGGAGTCGAAAGCCCATGTCTTGCCGGCGGTCGGAAAGCTGATCACGAAGAAGATGTGCCCTTCCTGGCCATACGAGTACGCAACTGCATCATCAACGTTCGCGTATGTTTTCCATGTCGCTTCAACTTGATCGGTAGAAAACCGCACCGGCTGAAATCCGTTGATACGTATTGCCTGGAGCGCCCCGTCTTCGTGCTTGCGCCCAAGGAAACCAATCGAATCGTCAAACTGGGTGAGAGACGATTGCGCCGCTAGCCCCCAAGCAATGTGGGTGCCCCCGAGGCGGGCAAATGGAAAGTCAGCATTTCCTGTCTTGCTCCACACCTCGATGCTGCGTTCGCCCATAAGCCAGAGTTCGCCATGATCGCCGATGAGATTCGAGATAGGGTCTGGCTGCTGGTTGGCCGAATCGAAGTCCAGCGGATCCCATGCAAGGCCGTCATTCAGCGCAGATATGAAAAACTTTTCAGTAGCCGAATCGAACACGATGAAGAACCCGTCGAGGTGGGTCACCGCTGCCGGGCTGAGCGCCGTGAAATCAGGGTCGGAGATAGTTACAAATACATCCGTGTCCTTGTTGTAGATGTACCCATCGGTGCCATCGACAATCATCAGTTGCGTGCCATTGTCCGCGCTTGAGACGAAGCCCGAGGTTGTGTTTAAGGTGCCCTTGGCGGTGTCGACTCCGGCCGCGTCAATCGACGACAATGCCCCGCGAAAAACTGAATAAAGCTTGCCACCGAACTCGTGCAGGACGCGGGAAGCGAACGCCCCATAATCGCCCAGCAACGACAGGCCAGGCGTCCCATAGAGCGCCACCACGCTCTTGCCGTTCTGGTCAAGCTCAGGGAAGAAATTGACGAGCTGCTCGGTGTCGACCGCCATAGACTTGCCCTTGTGCGAGCCGGTGGCAAAGGGAAGTAGCGGCATGGTTTATCCTTGGCTGATGTCGTAATCCGAGCGGTTGTTCTGGAAGTCCAGCAACCCCGGCTCAAACTTCACATCAACGAGGTTGAAATAGTAAGTCTTCAAAAGCCTGAGCCCTCGACGCGCCTCACGTATCGTGATCGCCGAGGGCTGAGCCTCGAACAGCGGGGCGATGCGCTCGGCCAGATTGGTGATAATCGCCTGCTCATGATCTGGCGGAAGTAGAAATGTGTCACCCAAGGCAAGGTCAGTGTGCTCGATTCTGATTCCTTCGAGCGACCATGCCTTGACCATCCGGTTAAGCGCAGTCAAGACCTCCTGAGCATCATCAGCGTTCATCGGCTCGCCGGCCGCAAGCTCGCCGAGCTCTCGCAGCGCTGCCTCAACCAAGTCGCGAGCGGTGCTCACTTGCTCTCGTCGCGGTCAACCGTTTCCGCGTGCTCTGCCTGCTTCTCGGCACGGAATGCTTTTGACCACTTCTTCGGGCTATCAACGTACCCATCAGGCATTTCGCCGTCGTACACGATCTTGCCCATAGGGCAATCCTTCTCGTGAAACACCCACATTGGCGGGTGCGGGGGCGGTTTCGCGGTATCCCCCTCGATCTCCGCTAAACGCTCCTCGGCCAGGCGCGCACGCTCCTCGGCCTCGGCGTGCCGGGCCTCAAGCTCATCGAGACGCTCAGATAAGTCAGTGCCGCTCAAATCTGCCATATCCACTCTCCTTGAAGTATCGGGGCGGCGCTAACCGCCCCGATTGATCTACGCACTTACGCGCTTTACGTGTTGACAGCCCAATACCGCGCGGCGAGCTCGGGATAGATTGTTTTCCACCCGTAGAGCACATCGAGACGGCACTTTTGCTGATCAGAGCTGATGTCGTAATCCTTGATCAGCCTGATGCTGAAGCCTTCGTGATTCACCCGTGCGCTAAAGCTCACCCCATCGGGGATCTCGAGCGGGCGCATGGCAAGGGAGAAAGCATCTTTGTGGAATGCCATGTTTTGCACGTAGTCGGTGACGGTCGCACCGCGCTCCGTGATGGCGGCGTTATCCGCAGGCACCGCGCTCACAGTCTGGTATGGGCCAGAAGTGATGATCGGGGGCGATATGGTCAACGTTGCCGGCCCGGTGCTCGCACCAGAGTTGGCATCTGCGGTCACAACGAAATCCTGAAGGAATCCAGAATCTTGCTTGCTCACCGGGTTAACGTGGTTTACACCCGCGATTGTGAACACATCACCGGCCACCGTTATTGGAGATAGCGAGTTAGTCCAGCCATCCGTCAACAGCGTTTGGGTCCAGGTGTTCTTGGAGGATAAATAGGTAACATTCTGCGACGCACCATTGACCAGCGGGGTGCCGGTCAAAACGCCATTGGTGTGAACCTTGGTGTTCTGGTCCATGCCAAACGCAAAGCCCGCTATGTTGCCGAGCTTGCCGCGGGTGAATGCAGACTTGACCATGCCCTGTTGAAACAGAGCGGTCTGAGCGGATGCCATATCCCAGAATGCGCCAGGGTTACCCACCCACACGCGGTCTATCGGCCCGGCACCCATGTTGCTCGGAGGCACCGCCATGTTGTCGAGCCGCTTGGATGCGACGGCCAGATCGGCAAAAGAGTTGGGTACGGTGAACGAGCCATCAGCCGAGACCGATGAATAAACATTCTTATACTCATCGAGCCCATCCGCATCGATCTTGTTCGCCAAAGCGATCATCGCCGGGCGGATATAGCGGGCGGAAAACTCTTCAATTGTGGTCGTGAGATCCTTGGAAGTGAAGATGATAGGAACATGCTTCTGAGTTACCGCCGTGAAGGTGAAATTCGCCTCCTCGGTGTCACCGGTTCCAAGCGTTGCGCCATCGGTGACGTCGTAACGGTTGGGCCTGCGAACTCGGACAGACTCGCCATTCTTGGCGAAATCATCCTCGAAATTGCGATGGACGTTGTTGCCCATCACAAGATGGTTTTGCATTTGCAGCATCGCTTCCTTAACGATGATGTCTGGAGTGATTAGCGCAGTTGCCACTTTAGTATCCTCGGGTTAGAGAGTCCTCTTTACCCGTACCTCTCCTCTTCTTGGCGCCTGCGGATCCGGTTGTACGTCGCCTGGTCAACTTTGTTCAGGTCCGTTTCGGCAGCGCTAGCGCCTGGGCCGCCCGAGTCGAGCGGCTGGATGGGTTCGGGGGTCTGGGAAAGCTTCGGGGCCGGCTTTGTTTCTCCGTTCCCACCTTGCTTGGCCGAGTCGTTGAGGATGTGCTCGATCTTACCTATCTCACGGGCGGCCGAAAGCTCGCTATCGAGTCCGCAAATGCGGGTCGATTCCTTCGGGTTCTTGCCGAGCCAGTAAAGCACCTCGGCACCGTTGTCAGATTCCAAGATCGTCCTGACCATCACGTCGGATACGTCGAGGTTCACCGCATAGGCCACAGCCGCAAAATCATCGTGCTGCGTGGTCGCTTGCTCCACCTGTTCGGTCCAATGCTCCGGGGCCTCCTCCCTGGCTTGAGTGGACTCGCTTGACTCGCTTGACTCGCGTTCTCCGGTATCCGGGGTCTTCGCGGTGCGTTTGCGTTCTTCGATCTTCCAGTCCGCCAGGGCATCGGCCCATTCCTCATCGCTGTTGAAGTCTTCGGCCTTTGGCATCGGGTCGGGGGCCGCGGAGGTGCGTTCCAGCACTTCATTGGCGCCCTCTAGATGCGCAATGCGTCGGTTTGCTTCCTCTAGCTCGAGAGCCATGCGCTCCAGCTTCCGGGTTCTCCGTGCCGCCCTACTGGGCGCCGCTGCTTCTTCGGGCGGGGCGGGTTCCTCGGACTCTTGCGTTTCGCTCTCGTCTTGCATTTGGCTCTCTTCCGCGGGGGCCTCCGCGCTCTCCTGCTCAGGCGCCGCGTCGATAGTCACCGCTTCACCGCTCCGATGGCGCACATAGTCTTCCTGGCTTAGGGCGCCAAGCTGCTCGGCGGTAAGTACCTGCGGTTCTTTCTCTTCGGTCATCTGAGTTACTTCTTCGTCTGCCATTTCCCGTGTCTCCAGTCGGGCCATCACGTACCGCCCACAATGGGCGAGGATTCCTCGACACGCCTACTTACTGCAATACTCCTGCCTGCGGTTCAGGGGCGGGCTGTCCTTGCCCTGCCTCCGTTTGATTCTCCTGAATCATCTGGGCGATCTCACTTTCGATTATCGCCCTGATGGCCACTAGGTCTATACCTGCCTGCTGTGCCTTGTCAAACAGCGAAACCAGCGCCTCGAGCTCCTTGGTCTCGGCCGCGGCTACCTTGGCCTCCGCTGTGGCGAGCTTAGCCTCGCCCTCGACCTGGGCGATCTTCTCTTCCTGGCTAGGCGGCTTAGGTTCCTGCGGCTCCTCGCCGGCGTCTCCCTCCTGGAGCTCTGGAGGCAGCATCTTACGAAGCCGCTCGGCCACCTTGTCGGCAAGCGGCCAATCCATTGACTGCATCAAGAGATCGCGAATCATCGGCGCCGCGGCCGGGTCGACACCAAGATAATCGATCATCGAGTCGACCGCCTCGGCGCGCTGCGTGGCGTGTGATGGGCCGGTGCTGACCAGCACATCGAAACGTCCAGCGCTTAAATCGTGCAGCATCACTCGCTCGCCTGTCTGCTCATCGGTGACGGTCTGATTGACTCTCACAAAGTCCTCGGTGTCATCACTGAATCGAATCCGCACCACCCGCTCGGAATCGTATACCCGGGGAATCATATCGACCAAGATTTCGCCGGCATAGCGTATTGCCTTGCCGATGTTATCGATGAATACGAACGAACTGGTGTCAGCCGTCGATTGCCGGGCGCGGATAGCCTTGCCGCTGGTCTCACGTGCATCGGCGCCGAGCGATGGCGGGAAAAATCCAGTCGTCGCGTTGATGTCTGAATCCGCTACCTGCATCTCTTGAGCCCATCCGGGTGATGGGAGCGGCGGCGTTGCGCGTTGCGGTGCACCCAACCCCTCGACCGGCGTATAGGGCAGAAACGCTGCGTTAGAGATGTTTGCCTCGTTCCATGCCTTCTCGTGCTCGGCTATCTGGTCAATCGCTGCGATATATGGCGCTTTGGGCTGTAGGGCAATCCCCTCGACGTGAGCCGAGCGCGCATAGTTGTACGAACGTTGCGCATCCTTGGCATGGCGAATCACCCCGCGCTTAATCACAACCCCGTCGACGTTGAGCTCTTTACCGCTCACCTCGATTATCGGAATGAACTTGCACGGAAACTCAACCGGCCCTCGGATAACCTGGGCGCCGGCCAACAAAAACCACTCAACCTTTGAGCCTTCCACCTCACGGCTCTTGACGAGATCGACGCCGGACGCTTGTAACTCCTCGACCACTTTCTTGGTCTCGTCGTTAAGCGTGTATACAGCTCCGTTACTGAACAGCCCCACAGTTTTCTTGATCGGTACACGCCGAAAATACTCGGCCACCAAAACGTTGGAGTCTTTCCACCACCCCTCCCACTGGACTCCCGCATCGCGATCAGCCGCGAAGTCCGATATGGGGTCGGCGCCTGGATAGCGGTTGGCAAACTCGTCCTTGTCAACCCATCGTGTGACGAAGCCAAAATTTGCGTCTCGCTTGTCCTGCTCCATCGCGTCAGGATCGAGGTATACGGTGAAAGCGTTTCTAATCCGTTTGATACGGATTACCTGATCGAATACGTCATCATCGACATAGTTGGTGATGATGCGAAAATACCCGAAACCGTGCTCGGCGCTATGCTGTCCGGCATGATCATAGGCTGAGTCTGCGTTTGATTGGCGCTCGATGTCACGAATCAGCCCTTCATAGACCTGGCTCATCTTGTATCGATTGCGGCCGATGCTCTCGATGTCTTTCCCGCCAGCCGAGCTGGCGTCGGTAGGGGATACTGAGATCGAGTTACGGTTCTGGCGCTGCGCCCCGATAACCTGATCGACGTGAGACGGGAGCTTGTTTATCGTCAACATCGGACGGTCTTTGCGAGCGGTCTTGGCCTCTGGCGACCACTGGTCCTCGCCATCGAGAAATTTCACATCCTCCATGGCCCGGTCACGGTTGACCTTCTCGGCATCACAGCAACGACGGAACCGGTCGCGTGCCTCGGTGAGTACGTCGCTCTCCTCAGTTGATGCGTCAAACTGATTCGCCGGCTGGATTTCGATTGGGCCAAAGTCTGCCATCAGTGTGACATCCAGTCACCGCCCGAGCTGTCGGCGGCCTCAATGGCGGGGGGTTGCTTGCGGTCCCTGAGTCGCTTCTTGTCGCTCACGGCAAAGTAGCGAAACGAGCTCGCGCCGCCCTCGCTCCAATCGTGGTCCGGATCTTGCATCCAGCGCTGCTCCGTCTCGTCGTACTCTCTATGATAGTGCCAAAGCGCGTTGAGTCCATCCTCGCACTTTTTCTCATCGAAGCATGTGAGCGCGATTTGCGTCTTTGTGACGTCGATTCCCTCTTTTAGGGAGAGCTTGGGCGCCATGTGAAACTTGATCCCCAATGCCCTCGCCCGCTTGGTCCGTGTCTCGCCTGAGCCGTACTCGCGATGGCCAATGTCATGCCCGGCAGTATGAGAGCCGTACACATACGGCTTGTTGAGCACCATTTTGGCGAGCTCGGGAAGTCCGGCGTCGGTAGTCTCTTCGTAGTCTATTGCGTGGTACTGGCTGCCGTGGCGTTGGATGAACCAGATCCCGTTTTCGTCTCGAATCCCGATGTCCCAGAATGTGTGTACTGGGCGATCAGGATCCCATGGGAACTGACCGATCCGATCATCGCGTGTGGCATCCACTAGATACTTGCCGTAGTAACTGCCTTCGTTTGGAGAATCGAACGAGCAGTAATACTCCTGATCGATGAGCTCGTCCGATACGCCTGCTGCGCGCTCCTCTTCGATATCTTTTTTCGTGAATACGGCGGTATCGTCCACCGTCAGGATTTCAAAGAACCACTTAGGATTCTTCTTGGCCATGTCGGCCATCTTCTTGCCGTGGTTCGGTCCTCTAGGGGTGTATGGGAATATCGCCCAGCCGCCATTTTCTCGCAGTATCGGGGCCAGATATTTCCATGAGCTGGGATTCGTTAGCGACCATTCCGAGAACACGATCCCGCGTGTGTTACCGCCGACGAGCGTGTTGAAATTGTCTGCCCCACACGCATACCAGTACGAGCCGAACCAGTCTATTCGCATTTCGGAGTTGTTCGTTCCTTGGCGGTACTGCGGCGGGAATGCCTGGTCAATCATGCGGCGGCCTTTCTTGTCGATACCATACCAGAGCAGCTTTCGTGCCTGCGTCGCCTTGGGAAACATGTGCAGATACGTGCCGCGCTTTTGCGCAGCCTCCCCGGCCGTCCAATTTATGGCGGCCGAATCCTTGCCGGCGCGGCGGTGCCATACGATACAAGCCCGCTTCTCCTCGGAGCCACCCGTGTCCATGTACTCGAGAAATGGAACCTGGTGCGCCCGCGGTTTCCAGTCATTGGGCAAAGTGAGGAATTTTTGGGCCGGCGCACTCACTTCTTTGGCTCCGCCTTCTTCTTGGAGTAATCCATCCGCCTGATCACAAGCGGCGCATCTGCGTCACCGCTGTGCTCGTGGCGGTCCTTTTGCCCTAGTATTTGCTTGCCAAGCCAGACAAGCATTGCCGGATTCCCGGCCTTGGCAGCTATCCACTGCATTCTGCGAAGCGAGAACTTAGCATTCTCACGTCCTCGCTCCATCTGTGGCTTGCAGTGGCGTTGCAGCGACCGTGCAGAGCATTTGAGCATAGCCGCGATCTCGGCGGTGGTTGCCCCTATGCTCGCGAGATTTTCGACGAGCTCCTTATCGCACTTGAACTTTGGCGTTGCCACGGCTACGTCGCTTCTTCAAGCGCGCTCACTTTGGCCTGTATCGCCTCGATTGTGACGGCTTTTTGCTCGGCGGGCGGGAATTGATGGTGAATGCGTTTCCCATCTACTATCACGGTAACCCAATTGAGTCCGCTCACTTCGTCTCTAACGGCCCTGTGTACGCGCACACCGTTCCCAAGCAGCGCTTGGAGAGAACGCCTTAGCTTGTAGTCAGGGGCGCCTGTGTGGCCCATCAGTGAGCCACCGGGCTATCGACGATCTCCTGTTGTATGACCACCTCTAGGATCTCGGCGGATGTGACGGTGGTCACCTTGTGGGAAACGTCGTATAAGCCTGGACTGCCAGTAAGCACGGCTTGCGTTTTCTTCGAGCCAGCAAGGATTGTCTCGCCCGTGATGGTAAGTCCGGTGGATTTCACCGAGAGAGACGCGGCGGCGATGGTGTCGCCTTTGAGTGCAAACGTCCAATCGACATCACGCACCCGTGTCTCGTGCTCGAGCATCTTTGGCCAGCAGGCGGGGTAAGTTTCCATTATCTAAGCGCTCTCACGGTTGTGGTGTCGGCTTTCGCCTTGACGGTTGAGTCATCGGCTAGCGCGAATACAACTTCGCCAACGAGCTCATCAACGACAAATGTGACGTCAAACGTGGGCGTCCCGATTACTGCTCCAGCGCTAGTGACCAACACAGAAGCGGGGACAGTTACCGTTATCGTCTCGTTCGCAGTGATGTCATACGCGACCGCCGCGGTCAAGGTGATGGTGACTAGCGTATCACTGGTGCGAACGACTGAGCCGACTACCTCCTTGTCGCGCACCTCGTTGTTCCATCCGAGCACCTCGGCTTGCGCGCTATCGAGCCCATCGATAATCGCTTGACGCTCGGCGTCAAACGTCGCGCCAGCCGCGACCCATGTATCGTTGGTGAGCTCTATGGTTATCTGCTCGCCGCCAGCGACTATCTGGGCCTCGGTGAACCCTCCGGTAATTGCAGCCGTAGCTGGAGGTGCCGCAAGGGCGATGCCTGAGTAAGCCCAGGCCATCTGGGCGCGTTGAGCCGCCGTATCCGCATCGGACCCGTCCGGCTGGGGGAAAAGCGCAAGCCACGGATGCAGTAGCCCTGCGGCCGATGAGCGCTTGTCTTGTGTGTCAACGGCCACTTATGGCCCCGTCGCGATTTCACCCCGGGTGAATGTGGTGGCGTCGTCAGAGATTGTGGATTTATGGTCCACCACCGCCCCAGCGTCGTCATAAACCGATATCTGTGTGGCGGTAGTCTCGATCTTGTTGCGCAGGAACTTGTATAAATAGTCGACCTTGGTCGCCATATCCGGGTTGACCGGTGGTGCGCCTTGAGCGGGCTCACCCCGGGCGTTGTCAAGAAGCGCCAAAATCGAATCAGCAACAGCGTCGGTCAGCTCAAGCTGGCCAATGATGTCGTCAGTAATCAACTCATTGGTATCAGCAAAAATATCAGACAGATGCTTACCTGCGCTGTCGGCAGTTAAATGGCCTGCGATCAGCTCATCCCAGATCAGATCCACCGCTGCGGCTGTCAACGTCATTGCATCACCGGCTTTGCTCGGCGCATATAGCCCTTGTGCTGTGGCTAGCGTGACGCCATCGGTGCCTGTGAGGATGTCCAAATCCGCCTGCGCGGTAGCAATTAACCCAGGGACGTTATCGACTTGCAATTCGTTGGTGTCAGCTTCAATCGCATCGATACTCGCTTGTGTCGCCGTTAGCAGGTTGACGCCGCTCACACCGGTGATGATATCAAGATCTGCTTGCGCAGTTGCGATCAGCCCTGGCACGTTATCGACCTGTAGCTCGTTGGTGTCCGCGACGATAAGGACCGTTTCCGCCTTCAAAGCGATAATGTCCGCCGCAATATCAACCCCGGCGGCATTGGTGATTACAGCCGCAGTTATCGCCGCTATCTCTGTATCCAAGAAATCATCGACCGTATCGATCAGAGTCTTTAGTGCCGAAAGACCATCGGTTGCGTTGGCCAGGTCTTTGGCTGCCGCGCTCTTATCGAGCGTGAACGTACCGACCACCTCACCTATTACCGAAGTCCCTCCAACTGTCCCCGCGTCCATGACAGCCGCGTAGCTCCCGCCTGCGTTGAATCCCGAGGCGGCGGTAGCGGTTATCGTAATCACGTTGAACCCGGCGTGCCCATTGAGGCTAGCCGTCAACGTTTCAGCGGTCACGATTGGGGTGGCAGTCGCGTCCTCGTAAATGTCCACCACTCCAGAAACCAAGGCAGTCGGCACGCCATCTGAGAATTGCCGAGTAGTGAAATACAGATACACAGTATCTTCTAGTTGCCAGTCAGCACTCACGCCGCCAATCCTCCGCCTTGCCCTGCGATTCCACCTTTACCCACAAGCCCGCCACCGCCAACAAGGCTGGACATGACTCGCCCGCCAGCCGGCGCTGCTTGCTCGATCACACCAGATGTCACGATCCATCGCCGCAACATCCCAGGATAACCGCGCTGACTTAGCTCGATGTATTCCTGAAATTCCGTCTCAGTCCAGACAGCACCCCGCATGCACCGGAAATCATCTATCTCGCCATCGAAAAATACAGGTGAAGCACGGTTATCTTTACCAACCTTAAAGCCGAGCGTAGGGTGATTCATCTGACCAAGAGGGGTTGTATCAGTGGTTTTGGTTGTGTTGACGTCCACGCCATCGATATACAGCAGCAGCGTACCCGCGTCCCAAGTCATGCCGACATGACGCCAAAGCCCGTTGTTGAAAGTCACACCGGTTCGATAATCCTTGCGACCCCCTGCGGTTGTATCAACCCATTGCCTAAGCTTTCCGCCTGTGTAAAGTTCTAAGGCTAGCGCACTTTTACTTACAATCTCAAAATCCCCAAACAACATACCGCGCCCGGTTGACGTGGTACGCACCCAGCAGCAATACGTGAACGAATCAGCCGCATCGAACGCAAACGGCCCGCCATAATCGTAGCTGGCAAAATCATTCGAGCCGTCATAACGCAGACTGCCCCAGCGCTCACGAGTGTTGGTTTCCCAGGACAGAGAGCGAGACATGAGGCTATCGAGAGTGAGGTCTCTACGCTTGGCCAGATCCTTCAGTACATCACCACCCTGGAAATGCGGCACGGTTAAAAGCCACGCCACGCAATCCCGGTTAAGGTGATGCGTCCAGTCGATTGGGTTCTGCCAATCGACTGACAGGTGTGAATTCTCGAAAGGTCCCATTAGTCGATTATCACGTTTGTAATCGGCTCTAGAATAAAGTGCGTCTCGACGTCATCGGAATGAAATGCTGCGCCTGATTCGTTCTTGACTATCAAAATACCGTACTGAGTGACCGGCACGTAAATCCCGATAAAGCCAGTCTGCACTGCGGTGGTAATATCGTTTGAGCAAATAAAATTGCCGACCTTTACACACAGCTTTACCAGTTCAGCTAGGGTGCCAATCCCTGATGGTGCCGCTGCATCTGCGCCGTCAATGTTCTGCGGGTTGCCATTAGCAGCTGCAGAGATTGGACTAGGCGCGATGTAAAACTCCACAACTTCACCCGCTGTCGGTGTTGCTGCAAACTCGATCGATCCCATCAGAGTGTATGCGCTAGCTCTAGAGGCCCCCAGGTCGAACTTAGCGCTTTCCCTGCCCGCAGCATCAGCAAGCGATGCCGTAGCTATCTGGACATCGGTACCGGCTACCTCTAGGCTTGTCTTGGCCGCACCACCAACAAAATCTCCAGCATGGTCACCAAAGACGAGCTGCGTTCCAACCTGCAATACTTGAGTATCTGGGAGTGCCATTAGCTTCGAGCCTCCAAAATGTGCCCGGGCTTAACGAACCCTATCGACTCCTGAAGCGCAATAGACGTCAGTCCCTCGCTAAATC